CCCCCCCCCTCGCTATAGGATTTGAAATTTGGATTCCCGTTAAGGTTCCATACCAAAAAAATATCCAGTACCCCCATAAGGTTCCATACGAAAAATTATATTTCCGTGATAACTTCCCGTATCCAGACTCGGTGATACTCCACGCTCGCTGCACCATTCATTAGAATTTTCCCAGTAGGGGTGCTTCTATAATGAGTGATGATACCAATAAGTCTTCCGTCCTCGGTGAACATCGGACCTCCTGAGTCTCCATTCCATACGCTGGCTTTCGCGGGAAGGACTACAATGACACTCGGACGTTCCTGTGTTCTTCCGTAGTACTTAAACACTCCTGGCTCCGAGACTTTCCGAATATCAAAAGAATTTCCCACAATAATAACAGGCATAAATGGACGAGACTTGTCTCGCTCTGAGTCTCCAAAGAGATGGCTTACATGCTTCTCATCACTCTCTGATTCAAGTGTAAGAATGGCAATATCATGATCAATACTCTCAACCTCGTAGTCTGGGTGGTTTTCTGCACATAGTACTTTGATACGATCTCCATCATACTCAGTGAAATACATCTCACCGGCATAATCTGCTACATGCGCAGCAGTCAGTACATGCACGGGAGAGATGAGAACCCCTGAGCCAATGAGTTTATCTTCTCCTGTTCTCACACTACCGGCAGCAGGGTGCGGATCCCATGAGAGATCACGGAGAAGATCCCAGTAGTGAACGATCTCAAAGATTCTATCCTCAAAGGGACTCTTTTGTGCTGGTTCAGTTTTGGGGGGAATTACCGGAGGTGCTATCGGAGGTGGTGTGGAACAGCTTCCGATGAACATACATGACAAAAAGGCTGAGAGATATACTACGACTCTCTTTTGCATGTTATATTATGTATAACAAAAGTGGCAAAAAAACGCGAAAGCGGCTTGTTAAAAAATAAGGGACCCCCGTAGGAGTCCCGTATTCAATAAGGTTCCATGTGAACTCAGGGTTTACGAAGGTCTTTTAGTTTTCTATCTTTATGACCAGGAGTTCTCATCTTCTGAAACTTAGCAGCCATACCTTTACGTTCCTCTGGTGTTGACAAACGAATACTCTGCGGACCTAGTTTTCTTTTGTCGTAGTCCTTGAGTTCTCCCTTTGACATTTTATCGAACGCTTCAATCATAACGCGATCAGTGAATTCATTGATTGGATTCATTGCTTCTCCTTCGGGTTCATACGAGTCTTGGATTCCTCTGGGAACGCAGTTAGGGACTTGCTTACCACCTTTCATCTTGTAACCTCTTTGCACATGGGTGGACCAGCATTCGTTCAGCATAACATTCTCCGGAGTTGTATCTTTATTTATAAATACAGTACTCGGAGAATACTATGGTTATACCCTTTAGACTCACAGAAGAATGGTCTGAGAAGGTCCAGACAAATGCAAAGGCAATTGTAGAATTCATTGCCGAAGACATGGCGCGTGCAGATAACAAAGGACTCAAAGCAGAGGACGATTTGATCAAGAACACACACCACTTTGAAGAGGGTGGTACGTCTGCTGGAAGAGGCTCTGATGCATACGTCACACATAAAAGTGGCAAGCGACTCGGTGTGGAGATCAAGAGCAAAGGCTCTGCGAAAGGACAAACGCAGTTCTCTCGTTCTTCTCGTGGAGGGTGGGGTTACCACAAAGGCGATACCTTTGCAACTGCTCTCAACAATCACATTGGCAAGACAAATGTTCGCAGGCATCTTCATGGTACATACGGCACTCCCAAGGGTGACACACACGCTCATGTGAAGAAAACACACGAAAAGCGTGGTGGTGAATTGCACCTCAAACTCGGTGGTTCTACCAAAGACGTTGCGAAAGTTATTCACGGTGGCATGAACCACAATGACATCTATCACGACACGGCCAAAGGTAGTTACGCACTCACTGATCATGCTGCAAAAACCACCGGCTTGCCTCATATTCGGAATCACATTGATTCGAAAGCAGCAGCAAGAGGTGATGTGATCAGCGTGAGACACCGTGTGAAGACGCACAGTAAGACGAGAGGGACTTACAGCACCACAGCACAGTTAGACATCAATCACAAGCATTTAACTCCAAGTACTCACGATATCACTAAGATGGGTAAAGACTACAAGAAAGTCGCAAAGAAAAGGACAACAAAACTATGAGCGATGAAAGAAAAATCAAGTCACTACTGAAGCAAGCACAGAAGATGGTTCACTCGTCTCCGCAGGACAGTGTTGCTCAAAAATTGGCAAAACGGCGGTCTATTTTACTTCGCGGCGCACAAAAAGATACTGAGAAGGGAAGAGACCACGAGATGGAATTCGGTGAGTCCAAGAAGCATGGTAAGAAGATCACCAAACTTCACGGTAGAGAATACCCCAAAGGCACACACATGTGCGCCACTCACGTTGAACATGCAGAGTGGGGAGAGGGAACACCCATTCATTCACAACACGCTGCTCCTGATGAGAACGGTGAGATCGCATGGTACGATGTCATGTTCGAGCATGGTGTCGAGAAGCATGTCCCCACTGTCGATATGAATGTCCTTGCTGAATCTTCGCACATGGAACATGCACACCATGCGACTGATGGCGAAGATCTTGCCGAAAAGAAAGTTTCTGCTCCAAAGGGCTTTCACTTCATGAAGCACGGTGAAGGTAAATACAAACTCATGAAGCACAAAGGTAAGTTCAAAGCACATAAGGGTGGATCACTCGAAGCAGAGTTCCCACTACAGAAGGTTCACACCGAAGGCTATGGAGATAGCACACCAACCAGTTTCGGCCCGTTCAAGGGACACGAAGCAAAGCACGCAGGTAAAGACCGACATGGCTTTGATGTTTACGATCTCTTCAAGGATGGAGAGAAAGTTAGCAGTGGGCATACCTCCAGAGCGATAGAAAAGAAGATGGACCAGTTGAAAACTGAGTCGTACTTTGGTAGAATAGAAAGTATGGGTAAGAAGATGGGAAAAATGGCTCGACGGCTCGGTAAGGAGAAATGAATGAAAACCTTTGGTGCTTTTTATGAGTCGATCGTGGACGAACCACGAAAGACATATGCAAAAGATGTGTTCGAACTATCAACTTCGCGGAACCCAAAGATTCGAAAGAAGATCAAGGACGCTATTCTTGCAGGTATAAAGAAGTTTGAAAGTATCGCGCCGAGTATTCGCGTTCGAG